TCAAAAGGGAACTTATTTTTCAAAAGCCGAATTGTTGGAGGTGTCTATAGTCACAATCCCTGCAAATGGAGAAGCAACAATGCTTGAACAACGTTTTTATGATATGAAGCAAAATATGGTTGAAGAAATACGATCTATTATAAAAGATGAATTCCAAACACAATTTAAGCATATTTTATCTGTTACCGATGAGGGTGATCGATATATTGTAGAATTTGCAAAGGCAGAACCAACCGAAGAAGTGGAAGAAGTGGAAGAAGAAATTGAAGAATTAGAATACAACGAAGAAGATGAAGAGAAAAACATATCAGAAGAATCTACTGAAGATATGGAAGAAAAAGAAGATGAAGAAAAAGAAGAAAAGAAGAAAGACGAAGATGAAGAAAAGAATTATATGGATACATTAACCGAGGCATTCGCCTATATACTCAACTCATAGATGGAGAATACAACTATGGACAACAATAAAATAGATGAGGCAAAACGCTTAATTTCGGGCATTGTCTCTCACCAAAAAAACACTGATGACCGTTTGCGTAATTTCGAAGATCAAGTCAAAGATCTTAAGAAAGCACAAAAATTACTAGCTGAAGGTCAAGCAAAAACATACACACCTGAAATACATGAAAATGATTTTGCATTAAAGCAGTTCCAAAATGAAGATGGATCAGTTCAGTGGAATACTCAAACAGTATCTAAGAATATCGAAGGTCAAGGTCGAGTAAACATTCAACAAAAAGGTTTATTGGATACAGATGTTTATGCAAATCAATGGCATTGTGATTTAGTAAAAATGAATCAAGATCGTTCTTTAGCTAGAATGATGATGAAAGACCCATACACACCAAAAGCAGATATGAAATTATATTCACATCTTCAAAAGGCTCCTAGCTTTATGAAAGGTGCTATAAATAAAATCTTTGCTGATAGTGCAGGCACAGGTTCGGAATGGATACCTGATGAATTTAAAACTGAGTTGTATTCTACTTTTGAAATTCCAAGAGGGCTTCGTGCATTATTGCCAAGTGTGCAAATGGAACGAGAAACTCTTTTAATTCCAAAACTTTCAAGAGGTGGTAGACCATACATCAAAGGTGTTGCTACGGATGATCTTGCAAAATATCAATCTAGCACAATCGAAACAGATCAAAAAACAATTCGAGTAAAAGGATTGGCTACTTTAATGAATATTGACGACGCGGCCGGTGAAGATAGTGCTTTTGCTATTATTCCTGCATTGTCAAAACAAATCGCACAAGATCTTGAAGATGCTTTTGAAGATTGTATGATCAATGGCGATACTGCTGGAACACATCAAGATGCAATTAGTTCTTGGAATATACGTGAGCGTTGGGGTGCTACTGGTCTCGGTGGTTCTTCTGATCATCGTCGATTGTTCTTAGGAATGAGAGCCGCGGCTAAAGATAAATCAAGCTTCGTTGACTATAGTGGTTCTCCATTAACATTCGCAGGTTTCATGAGTGCTGTTTCACAAATGGGTGAATTGGCTGTAGGCAATAAAGTTTGCGTAGTATCTCCTGAATGTTTAATTGCTAATTTCTTAGAGCTTGGTGAAGTAGTAACATTGGAAAAATTTGGTCCACAAGCAACTGTGCTAACTGGTCAACTTGCGTCATTAGCAGGCATTCCAATTGTTATGAGTCGTTTTATTTCTGCTGACATGAATGGAAGTGGTTTATTTGATGGTGTAACTTCTCCTGCTGATTATAGAACTGGTTTCGTTATGTTTAACCCTGATTCTTGGTCACAATATGTACGACGACAAATAACTATTGAAAGTGATAAAGATATTGCTTCAGGTGCAATACAGCTTGTTTCAACAATGCGAGCAGTAATGGATAGTCCTGACGCTTCATCTGTTAAAAACGTTGTATATGGTTATGACTTACCTATCTAATTAAGGAGATTTAAAATGTTTATATTATCTTACAAATTGGGTAATGTTCAATCTACTGACGTCACTGTTGCAGTTCCTGCTCCAGTTGATTGTCGTATTGAATCTGCTCATATTATATGTTCAGTTGCTGTTGCTTCAGGTGCTTCTCCAAAGGTATCATGTGAAGTGTATGCCGATGACGATGCCACAAAGTTGTTTATTGCTGATTCACAGGCTCTAGGATTCGGTGAAAATGCTCCTATTCCTATGGTTCTTCAAAATGGTGTTTCTACTCGATACGAGAAAGATCAAGCAATACAATTAAAGTTAGATTTCACTGGTTCTTTGGCTAGTGCTACTGATATTGTATTCTTTTTGAAGTGTGTACCAGCTAGAGACATCTAAGGATTTTAATGAATGAGTATAGTATCAGCTTCAACTTTGAAAGAGTATCTTCCTGAGATACAAGGGTCAACAGTTGATGCTGATCTTACCTCTTTAATATCTAGAGTCGAAAGTTTTATTGCTAGATATTTGGGTTTTCCTCTAGCAGACGGAAACACAAGTTACACATTGGATCAGTCTACATATACCATATATGCAGATCGTCCAATGTTTTCTTTTTCTTATGTTTTACAATTACCAATTAAGCCAGTTATTGCTTTAACTTCTATACATTCAGATGTTGATAGAGAATATGGAGCAAGCACAGCTATAGATCTTGCTAAAACAACTACAGACAAGCAAAATGGAAGAGTTATTTTAAACGACAATTCTACTGATACTTTTGATGTTGGTTATCGTGCAAATAAAATTGTTGGCTCATTTGGTTTTAGTACTAGCAACCCACCACATGATCTTGTTCATGCAATTTGTGTCTATTGTAGTCATTTACAACGTGCAAAAAACAGCCAAGGAAACCAGTCAATAACACAAAGAAATAGCACTGTTTCATTATCACCTAGGACAATGCCGATAGAAGTGAAAGAAATTCTCAGAGGATATAGAAATGTCTCGACAATCTTTTGAAGAATTTGTAATATCTTTCCAAAATCTAGATTCTACACTTATGAAAGAGTTGAAAAGAATTCTTGTAAAAAGTTCTTTGCAAATGGAAAGGGATGCAAAAATAAATGCAACAACGTATCCAAGAGTAAGAACTGGAAGGTTGCGTTCGTCTATTAATGGATTTACAACTATGAAAATGGGCGAATCTAGAGTATTTCTTATGGCAGGTGGTAGAGTTGGTGGATCTGAAGTTAATTATGCAAGATTTGTTGAACATGGCACTAGTCGCATTGCTCCTCGCCGTTATCTTGGTCGGTCTTTTGACAAAGAACTCAAACGGCTTCCTGATCGTTTATCTGATTTGCTTGGGAATAGTTTGGGAGTTGATTAATGAGTAATACCGTACAAGTAACAATATTAAATAGATTGAAAGTTCTAGCAGGTGCAAACTTTGCAGGAGGATTTTCAGGTCTTGATTTAACTAACAAAGTTATAGTGGGTTCTTCTATTGGTGCTTCACAAGTTCCATCAGCTACATTATTGTTTGTTGATACTGTTGAACAACAAGGTAGAACCATGGGAAGATATTTAGGGGAGTCTGTATATCAAATTGTATGTTATGCAGGTGGCACAAGTGTTGAAACAAGAATACAAAACGCCATGAATCTTGCAGGAGATATACAAAAGGCTATAACTTCAGATCGGACTCTTAATTTAGCAGGTCAAACTGAAGATGTAATTGTTAATTTTACCTCTCTTGATGGAGAGGAATATGGTATAAATCAATGTGGTGTATCTTTAATAGAGATAAAAGTAACTCATCAATCAAAATTCGGTGTATAAATGACTTGGTATAATAAAGACTTTAAAAGAAGAATGCCTTTGATGATCAATACATCACTTTTGGCAGGAGGTGCAAGTATACAAGCAAATATTACTATCCCTGCTGAATGGGATGACTTTTGGAATAATGTTATTGATACAGGTGGAACCAGTGGTTATGATGTTGTTATAACAGATGAAAAAGGATTACAATTACCTTTTCAAAGAGTAACATGGACACCTGCAACAAGAACAGGAGTTTTCCGTGCAAATCATAGTACGGCAAAAGCTTCAAATGTTATACATTTTT